CTTGAAGTTGCCCTCGCTAGATGTGAGGGAGAGAGGGATGTGTACAAGGAGTTATTTACAAATCATTAGACTGGAGGATTAAGTAAATGTTGATATTACCAATAAAACGTAAGTGGTTTCTATAAGTCAAGAGAATGGAGAACACTCAAGGATAAGATCTTAAAGGAGAATCACTACGAATGTGCCGAGTGTAAGAAGCGAGGAGTCATCACTAGATACGATGTAGACGACGAAGGTAACAAGCGTCTGCTCAGCACCGTGCATCATGTCCAGTTCGTGCGCAAGCATCCAGCCCTGGCACTCAGCAGGACATACACATATGCCGGCAAGACATATCAGAACCTTATACCGGTATGCAAGGCGTGCCACAACAAGCTCCACCCTGAGAAGTGGAAGAAGAATGGATATAAACACAACGATGTAGAACATTTCGTGAATGAAGAACGCTGGTAGTACCCCCACCCCCCTATTACCCTTATTTTGGAGAGGGGAAAGCAACGGGGGAATGGACGCGACAAAAGACCTTCGCGCGCACGCACGAGGAAAAAGTGAGGTGAAAGAGCATGGCACAGCAGTCACAGGCAAAGATAAGAGAGTCACTTATGGCTCAGCTCCGGGCAAAAGGAGCTGACGTCTCACACTTCGAGGCGCTTGTGGATGACTATATGGAATACTGCAAATTGATCAAAAAAATGAAAGCTGATATCAAAAAGCGGGGAATGACCTATATCGCCATGTCGGCAGCAGGCAAGGAGTACGAGAAGGATAACCCAAACGTCAAGCTATTGCCGCAGTATACCAGAAGCCAGCTTGCAATTCTCAAGGAGCTGGGGCTCACAACCGACAAGATAGCGGAGGATGACGGCGATCTTTAGGATTGACAACATACCGGAGATTCAGGAATGGCTAGACATCGTTGAACAGGGCACCTATAAATGTTGCAAAGACCAGGAAAACCTAGTCGCACACGTTAAATGGTGCTTTGAGAATGAGCCAATTCACGTTGACACGGAACAGTTACAAAAGTATATGCACTTGTGCGAGCAGTACGTGCCATTTGAACTGTTCCCGTGGCAGCGTTTTGTTATAGCGTTACATGACTGCACGTACTGGGATGACACTGGAATGCCGAGATGGCCGGATCTCTTTACCATGATTGGAAGAGGTGCCGGAAAAGATGGCATGATAGCAATTGAGAGCTTCCTGCTCTCGTCTCCGTATAATGGCATCCGTGAATATGATGTGGATATTTGTGCCAACAACGAGGACCAGGCAACACGCCCAGTTAAAGATCTGACAGGATTCTTCGAAATGCCAGGAATCATCAAAAAAATACGCAGGTTTTATGGTTGGACTAAGGAAAAGATAGTAAGTCTTAAGACGAAGAGCACTATCATCGGCAGGACAAACAGCCCAAAGGGCAAGGATGGACTCCGATCAGGAATAGTCATATTCAACGAGATCCACCAGTATGAGAACTATGCAAACATAGATGTATTTACAACAGGCCTTGGTAAGAAGGAACATCCCCGCCGATCATATTACACAACAAACGGAGATGTAAGGGAAGGACCTCTCGACGACCTTATAGCGGATTCAGAGGGTATTCTCTATAACGGAGAGGATGATAATGGCTTATTGCCATTTATTTGCCGCCTGGATGATGTGAAAGAGGTTGACAATGAAGATAACTGGACAAAGGCAAACCCATCACTGCCGTATTTGCCAAACCTTTTAGCTGAGATCAGAAAAGAGTACAGGGACTGGAAGAAGAACCCGGATCGACTTCCGGCATTCATGGCAAAGCGAATGAACCGCCCAAGTGGACACAAGGAATGCGGCGTTACAGACTGGGAGAATATCAAGGCTACCAACCAGGAGTTACCGGATCTTAAGGGATGGAACTGTACCGTTGGGATAGATTACATGAAGACATCAGACTTTGCAGCCGTGAATTTCCATTTTAAGCAGGGAGACCAGAGATATGATATCAATCATGCCTGGTTATGCTCAGCATCAAAGGATATACCGAGAATACAGGCACCATGGAAAGAATGGGTAAAGTCCGGGAAAATGGGCTATGTGGACGATGTGGAGATACACCCATCCGTTATTACCAGTTACATACAGGAGATGGGAAGACTTTACAACATCACGAAGGTGGCAATAGATAATTATAGATATGCACTGATGTCTGATGCACTTGACAAGATAGGCTTCTCTAAAGAGAGAGGCAACCTCATATTGATCAAACAGATAGACATCATGAAGATAGTTCCGGTGATAGATCATTGTTTCATCAACCATTACTTTCATTGGGGCGATGATGTTGTCCTTAGGTGGGCGACTAACAACACTAAAGTAATCAGATATGGCAGAGACCAGGGAGCCGACAAGGGCTCCTTTGTTTATGCCAAGATTGAAGCCCGGTCGAGAAAGACCGATCCGTTCATGGCGCTTGTGGCATCTATGATACCGGAGGCAGAGATCAAGGAAAGGCCTCAGTATGTAAGGCTGGGAGTCATTAAGATATAGGAGGTAGGACATGGGAGTATTCCGGAATTTTATTGAGAGGATAATCCCGCTGACCAAGAGGTCAGCAGACGGAACAATAATCATAGATATACCGGCATCACTGTATTACAAGGAACTAGCCATATACACAGCGACATCACTCATAAGCAATGCTATATCCCGATCGGAGATCCGTTGCTATGAAAATGGCAAGCCGGTGAAGAATCGTGATTACTATCTGCTGAATATATCTCCGAACGCGAATGAAAACAGTTCAATATTTTGGCACAAGGTCATCAATAACATGGTCCGAAAAGGTGAGGCTCTTGTAGTGGATGCTGCAGGAGCTCTGTACTGTGCAGACGGCTATACAAAGCAGAGAGACCAGCCCATCAAGGGTGATATGTATGCCAATGTGTCCGTGGGAACCTTTACGTTTAACAAGGTATTCACGATCAAGGACTATTACTTGTTTGCACTGGATGACATCAACGTGCACCAGCTCATAGATGGATTGTATGAGGACTATAGCAAGATGCTGACAACAGCATCCAAGGCATTTCGGAACTCTAACGGACAGAAGTATAAGCTGCACATAGATGGCGTGAGGGCTGGAGATACAGCCTTTCAGAAAGATTTTGAGGAGTATGTTAAGCAGCAGATAACTGACTACATATCATCAGAAAATGCAATATATCCAGAATTCGATGGATATGACCTCGAACCAGATAAGGGAGCAAATGTTAAGACCTCAGATGATTACCTGAAACTCCGGGCAGACCTATTCAAGATGGTTGCCTCGGCATTCCATATTCCGGAATCAATGATGTCCGGAAATATAACAAGCATGAAAGAAATTGTTGGAGCGTTCCTTACGTTCGGAGTGGATCCTTACGCAGATGCCATAACATCCACGCTCAATAAGCGAGGAGATGTGGATAACTACTTAAAAGGCAATTACTATGTGGCAGATACAAGCCGTATACAGCACAGAGACCTCTTCGACGTAGCGGCGAGTGTATCAACACTCATAGGATCAGGCGTGTACTGCATAGATGAGACCAGAGAGGAGCTAGGGAAAGAACCACTGAATACAGATTGGTCGAGAAAGCATTTCATAACGAAAAACTTTGAAGAAATAGACAGATTCCTTAAGGGAGTAGCGGAAGGAGGTGAAGGAAAGAGTGAGTAAAAAAGTATTTTATCAGATAACCAGGGATGACGATACGAGAACAGCAGATATCAACATATATGGTGATATCACAGGAAGTGCCGAGATTATTAGAAGCTGGATAGGCGACGATGGCAGCGTATCAGCGAGGGACATCAAGAGCGAGATAGATGGCCTTGACGTGGACACGATCAATGTCTACATCAACAGCTACGGCGGCGAGGTGGCCGAGGCTCTTGCAATATACTCAGCGCTTCAGAGGCACAAGGCCCAGGTACATACATACTGTGATGGCTTCGCCTGTTCTGCAGCTACGATCATCTTCTGTGCCGGAGACGTCAGGACTATGGGTTCTATAGCTCTCATGATGATCCACAACTGTATGTCATACGTTGGCTATGCCAACAGTGAGGAGATGCGCAAGGCAGCAGAGGACAACGACAAGATCAACAAGTCCAGTATCGAGGCATACAAGAAGGTCAGCAACCTCTCAGAGGACGAGATCAAGCAGATGATGAACGCTGAAACCTGGCTCACAGCGCAGGAGTGTCTTGACTATGGATTTGCAACTGAGATAGCCGGTGAGGATGATGAAGAGGACGAGGAGGCACAGCAGAGTGCCATGGCATCTATACATGATGCTATCCTTGGATACAAGCCTGACGTGAAGAAGTTCTTTGAAGAGCAGACATTAAGGCTTGACCAGATACAGAAGACTATAGACCAGATGAGTAAGGAGAGTGATCCGTCACATCTTGACGGTCAGGAACAGACTGACAATTTCTTACAGAAATTCTTTAAAAATTTATCATAACAGGAGGAAGAAAGAATGTACAAACCAGGTTCTAACCCCGCTATTAAGCAGGCAGTTGACGCCATGAATACAGCAATGGCATCAGGAGACAACGACGCTGCACTGGCAGCGTTTGAGCAGTTCGGACAGGCGGTTGCTGATACCGTCAGAGAGGAGTTCCAGTCGGCAAATGGCGATAATGCCATACTTGCACAGAGAGGCTTCAGGGTGCTCACCGCAAGTGAGACTAAGTTCTACGAGGCGGTTATTGAGGCAGGCAAGGCTAAGACTGTTCAGACCATGAACGGACTTCTCACACCTGAGGTAATGCCTCAGACTATTATTGAGGATGTATACAAGCATCTCATTGAGGAGCATCCGCTCTTAGACAAGATCAACTTCGTATCAGTTCAGTATCTCACCACATGGATCCTGAACGATCACACCGTAGACACAGCCGTATGGGGCGAGGTAAATGACGAGATCACAAAGCAGATTACATCTGCGTTCAGAACTATCAAGATGACAGATTGCAAGCTGTCAGCCTTCGCAGTGATCGAGAAGGATATGCTTGACCTTGGTCCTGTGTTCCTCGATAGCTACATTAGGACATTCCTTCAGGAGGCCCTTGCGACAGCTCTTGAGAAGGCGATCATCTCAGGAACAGGACACAACCAGCCGATCGGAATGGATAGAGACATCCATCAGGGCGTGTCTGTTAATACATCAACAGGATACCCAAAGAAGACCGCAGTTAAGATTAAGTCATTCATGCCGGAACATTATGGCCCCGTTCTTGCCAAGCTGGCTGAGACAGAGGTGTGGTACACCAACAACACAAGCGGAGAGATCACGGCAGCAGCCACAGCAGCGAACAAGGACGGTAGCCCTAAGGATGGATACACAAAGCATGGCGGACGCACAAGAGTGTTCGATCAGGTAACACTCATCTGCAACCAGAAGGATTATCTTGAGAAGATCATGCCGGCTACAACTGCGATTACATCAGCCGGAACATACGCCACAAACCTGTTCCCGTTCCCAACCGACGTAGTGCGCTCGGCCGAGATGACCACAGGTGAGGCTCTGCTCGTACTCCCTGAGGAGTATTTTGCAGGACTTGGATCATCAAAGGATGGAACTCTTGAGTTCTCAGATGAGTTCAAGTTCACGCAGGACCAGAGAGTGTTCAAGATCAAGCTCTACGGCAACGGTAAGGCATACGATAACAGTGTGGCTATCCTGCTTGACATATCAGAGCTTACAGCCGCTTATGTCATGATCAAGGCAGCAGATGTTAATGTGACAACACAGGCAGCATCATCATAAGGAGTGAGTACACATGCTTGATAAGAACAATATGCCAGAAGAGTTTGTAACAGATGTCAAAAGACACCTGCAGATCACCTGGAATGATCCGGATACAACCGAGAGCCTTATCAGCATGATGCTTGATGGGGAGATAGAGCTTAATCACTTGTTTGGAGCGGAACTTGACTATTTCGCTCCGGGCTTGGCTCACAGGCTCTATCTCTCATATATGCTGTACGCATACAACAAGGCACTTGATGAGTGGGAAGGAGCCTACAGAGCGGACATCCTGAAACTACAGCATATCTGCAGAGTGAAGGAGGCTAGAAATGCTAAAGAGCAGGTTTAGTAACTACAATGATGGCATTGTTTACATTGTTAAAAAGAAACAAAAGTCAACAGACTTTAACGCTGCCAAGAATGCGCTCAGCCGAGATGATCTTGAAGAGGTGGTCAAGCTTGCATATGAAGAGAAGAGCAAGAGAGACGAGGACATCGAGTTCGCATCGAGCCAGGGCAGGACACTCTCTTTAAAAATAAAGACAAGATCATACAAGGTGGATCCTACATTAAAGGCCATAGCAGGTGACACGCTCTACAGCATCATCAAGCTGGATCACGACAGGGCAAAGCAGGAAATGTACATATATCTTGAAGAGGAAAGGAAGTTAAGCGATGGAGTTAATACCTGAAGAAAGAGAACAGGCAGAATCAATACTTGACGAGACAAGAAAGACTCTTGAAGAGCTTGCCAGATCAAGCGATGTGCCGATGGCAGGGGCATATTACGGCACTTGTACAGCGGATCATCTGGACGAATGGAATTACTTTGTCTTTAACAGGACAAAGACTTCAAAGGCATCAAACCGGTGCGATCTGCAGACCAGATATGAGGTGCATATCATTCATGAGAACTGTATCCCTGAGGGGTATGTGCAGACTGTTATTGATGCGATTGAGGCACAGAGCACACGTTGCGCCGGCGCAAAAATGAAGGCAACATCAGACGATATCCCGTATGAATACATCACGAAGGGCAACACAGATGTGGTTGTTGAGGTGGCAACTATTACGTTTGTACACCCGGAAAAGAGGGTGTAAATGGGAGTTAGATCAGAATGGTTCAAGCTGGAGGGCGATGTTGTCTTAGATGATCTTATTGATTCATATAAGGATGACGGAATAAGGGTCATCAACGATGTTCTTCATAATGAGGGCGCTGACGTCATTCAGAAGAACATAGCGAGTATCCTGCCAGTATCAGGAAGAAACTGGAACAAGAAGAAGAAACCGGCAAGTGTAGCGAAGCCATTTGAACACAGAGACAGCTTACTAGCAGTTACGATAGCGTCAAGAGGCTCCTATCATTATCTGTATTTTCCTGACGATGGAGAAAACACAAGGAGACATGCTGGTGGCCAGCACTTCATGATGCGTGGAGCAGAAGAATCATCAGATAAAATCATAGAAATATGCCTGGGAAAACTTCTGGGCGACTAGGAAATCCTAGAAAGGAGATAAAAATGTCAAACATCTTTTCAGAATTTGAAATAATAGAACAGCATATCAAGGTAGCAGGAGAAGATACATATGAGGATATGAACTGTGTAGGTTCGAGCGAAGAGGAACTTGCAGTCAGAACAATCACAAAGAAGTGCCGGGGTAGAATCAGGAAGAAGAGAACTCGTGGTACTGGAGATGGAACACTGAAAGAATCCCTACATGTACCTCGCACGGTCTATAACAAGATATATGATATGACAAGGGAGAAGCTGGCCAAGGGTGTATATGCCTATGGAGAAAACAGCAAACACCCTGAATTCTCACTGACACAGAAGGTATTGGATGAAGACGAGAATGTCAAGTATAAGGCATACCCTAGATGTATTTTATCGTCGGGACCATCAAGGAAGATCGAAAACGGAGCGGAAGAAGTGGCCGAGTTGGAGATGACTATTGATCTGATGCCGGATGAGAATGGTGAATGCATGTACGAGGCGCTTGAGAGTGAGCTTGAAAGCGAAGAAATCAAGCAGCAGTGGCTTACTAACTTCTCACTAGAACTTGTAAAGGCAGTATAAGAGATAAGAGCACCCGTAAGGGTGTTCTTTTTTGTAGGAGGAAATAAATGGTATATCACAAATTACTGATGGCGGATGGAAGATTTGAAAACGTGACGCTCAATCTTGGCGCTATAGCAGAGCTTAACAAGAGAAATAAGCCGCTGGCAGATGAATATTTTGCCAAGTACAAGGAAATGCAGAAGAAGGGCGAAGACTTCAACGAGCTTGACATGGCGAAGTTCATCTACATTGCCTACGCATGCGCACATCTTGATGAAGATATCCCATCGTTTGAAGAATTCCTAACCGAAGTTACAGACGATAGGGAGGAACTTGGAACGACGTTTGAGAATCTGTTCAATTCCGCGAAAAAAAAACGGGATTCCGTGATGCATTCCGGAAAGCCACGAAGGAGAAAGAACGGTCGATAAAATTACCCAGGTTTGAGCTGGAGGACATAGAGGACTACTACACGTATTATGTGTTGATCCTCGGAATCCCGGAAAAAACATTTTACGACAGCGACTTAAACTTTCTGTCGGCGGTTGCAGCAAATAAGGCAGCCTATGACGGATGGATGAACTACGCAGTGAAGAAGGCAGGTGAGAGACGTGGCTAAGAAGAAGAGCGAGGCAAGCGTCAAGTTTACAGCAGACACAAAAGAATACACAGCGAACCTCGATTCGGCAAGGAATACAACGAAGAATCTGAAGGCAGAGCTTAAGCTTGTCGAGGCGCAGTTCAAGAATACTGGTGATGAGGGCGAGTATTATACCCAGAAACAATCAATACTTGAGAGACAGCTTGAGGCTAACCAGCAGGAGCAGGAAGCCCTTACAAAGAAGCTTGAGGCTGCAAAGGCCATATATGGCGAAAACAGCGTTGAAGTTGACAAGTGGGCGAGGGCAATACTGAGCTCACAGACACAGGCAGAGAGGCTCAAAGGTCAGCTCGCCAACCTTATACCGGAAGTAGATGAGAATGCACAGGCTATGGCAGAGCTCGACAGCACCATGGCGGAGTCGGACAGCACAACATCACAACTCACCGCCAAAATGAAACTTGCAGAGGCTCAGTATAAAGCTACCGGCGACGAGGAGGAATACCTCAGCCAGAAACAGAAGCTCCTTGAACAGGAGATAGAGGCGAGTAAGCGAAAACAGGAGACCCTCACGCAAAAGCTGGATCTTGCTAAAAAGGCATATGGTGAGAACAGCGACGAGGCAAGAAAGCTAGCGACACAGCTCACTAACACACAGACTAACACAGTGAAGCTGCAGACTGAGGCTAAGAACCTGAGCAATGCTCTTGAAGAGAATGTGCAGGATCTTGAGGCAGCAGGCGAAAGTGCGAAAGAGGCAGGCGAAGGCTATACTGTTGCGAAAGGAGCGATGGCAAACCTTGTGAGCGATGGCATCAAGGGGCTTGGTTCTGCGTTGTCAGAGATCGGAACGGACTCAGATGCAGCAAGTGCGAGATTTGCGGCTGCTACAGGCACAGCGGCTGACTCCATGGATGAATACAACCAGGTCATGCAGGAGATATACAAGGATAACTTCGGAGAAAGCCTCACAGATATAGCCGAGAAGATGACAAAAGTAAAGGAAGTAACCAAGGAGGTTGATCCATCACAGCTCAAGTCTCTCACCGAGAACGCTATAACCCTCGAGGATACATTTGGAATGGATATGACAGAGACCCTTAGGGGAGTCAACTCACTTATGAGCCACTTTGGCCTGTCGGCTACAGAGGCGTTCGATCTCATGGCAAGCGGTGCACAGCAGGGTCTTAACTACACCGATGAGCTTGGCGATAACGTGTCAGAGTATGCAGGTAAGTTTGCTGAGGCCGGGTACACGGCTGATGAGTATTTCCAGTTGTTAAAGAATGGCTCAGAGGGCGGTGCATATAACCTGGACAAGGTCAATGACGCCATTAACGAGGTAACGACAAGACTTGGAGATGGAACTATTGCGGACACCATGACACAGATCGACGAGAAGACCGGAGAGGTCAAGGACGGCACAGGCGTGTGGAGTCAGAAGACAGAGGAGTTGTTTGCCAAGTGGCAGACAGGCGGAGCAACACAGAAGGAAGTAGTCTCTTCAATAGTTACAGATATCCAGAATGCCAAGACGGAACAGGACAAGATGAACCTGTCGGCACTTGCGTTCGGAACAATGGCAGAGGATGGTGGCACACAGTTTATTCAAAGCATATCGTCAGTCGGCGACAGCTTCAGCGACACCAAGGGCAAGATGGATGAGGTGGCCAACACAAGATATGACGATGTGGGAAGTTCGCTTGAAGGTCTTGGAAGAACTCTCAAACAGGATATCATACAGCCGATAGTTACTGATGCAATACCGAAGGTGACAGAGATCATTGAAAAGGTGTCGAACAATGTACCGCTTATAGTTGCTAAGCTGCAGGAAATGCAGCCAATCATCACAGCGATAGCCGTGGTCATAGGAGTATTGACAACAGCCATGGCGCTGCAGTCAGCAGTGACAGGAGTCAAGGCGGCTATGGAGGCAGCAGAGACAACGACACTCTGGGGGCTTGTAGCAGCACAGACAGCAGCACTCGCACCATACCTGCTTATAGTGGCGGCCATAGCCGCTGTAATTGCGGTCATAGTTTTGTGCGTCCAACACTGGGACGAGATTAAGCAGAAAGTTATAGAAGTAGCACAGGTTCTGAAAGAAAAGATGGCGGCTGCATGGGAGGCGGTGAAGGAGTCAGTGAGCAATGGAATCACAAAAGTGAAAGGTTTTTTCGTAAATATACTTAACTGGATCAAGAGCAACTGGCAGGGACTTCTCTTGCTGCTTGTTAATCCATTTGCCGGAGCGTTCAAGCTGCTTTATGATAACTGCTCAGGCTTCCGTGAATTTATAGACAATTTCATGAACAAAATCCATTCGACAATATCCAATATAGGTTCGAAGATAAAGGAAACGGCGTCGAATATATTCAGTAAGGTGAAGGAAGCAATCACCCATCCGATTGAGACGGCAAAAGAAACCATATCTAATCTGGCTGAGAAGATAAAGGGAATTTTTGAAAAGCTGAAGATCAAACTCCCAGATATTAAGCTCCCTCACTTTAAAATAAGCGGCGGCGAGGCACCATGGGGAATAGCCGGAAAGGGAACAAAGCCGACGGTTGATGTGGAATGGTATAGAGCCGGTGCAGTGCTGAAGAGAGCCACACAGTTCGGCACAAGTCCATCGGGAACACCGATGGTTGGCGGCGAAGCCGGATATGAGGCAATAGCGCCTATCAATGTGCTGCAGGGATATGTTGCGGAGGCTGTCGAGGCAGCAGGTGGAACAGGTCAGATAGACTATGATCTGCTCGGCGAGGCAACAGCAAAGGCGTGTGCAAGAATGAACATCACCATCAATCTCAATGGCAGAGAGATCGGAAGACTAGAAAGGCGGCCGGTATGACATTATATTACGAAAGCTCAGACGGGCAGATCATAGACTTCATGAGCGGCGGCATATATGCACAGGCGCCTGAAAGCCTGCTCGATGACGAATGGAACTACACGACAATAACCGGAATCAACGGCATAGGCAAGATAAAGAGATTCTATAAGGATACGAAGACATACACTCTGACACTTGATATCATGGCCGACAGCGCTGAAGAATTCAATGCGCTGATGAACCACATGTACACGGTGCTTGACAGAGATATACAGCGTATGACACCGGGAAAGATATGGTGGAACGGTTATTACAAGCGGGCATACATAGTCAGCAAGAAACACTCAGATTATGATGAACTGTTCGAATCTGTGACCAAACAGTTGACAGTGTTGAGCCTTCATCCTATGTGGACTAAGGAATATAAACATAGCTACATGGCATCATCCGGAGAGGTTGGCGCACTAGACTACGGCATGGAAGGATTCTATGACGGATTCGACTATGGAGGCTATGACTATGGACAGGCTGAGATCATAGAGATACTGAGCGTTGATACGGTTGCTGGAGCAAACTTTGAGATGATTATATTTGGACCAATATCAAAGCCGACCATAACCATCGGTGATCATAAGTATGGTATGGATGCAGATATAGCCGCAGGCGAGTACGCTGTTATTAACACTATATCAAAGACCATAAAAAAATACGACCAGTATGGTCGAGAAGAGAACATATACCACACAAGAGCAAGAGACAGCGACATATTCGAGAAAATAAAAACAGGAACATCAAGAATACTTAAAGCCAAGACGCTGGCGTTTGACATCACTGTATATGACGAAAGAGGTGAGCCGGAATGGATCTGATATATGCAGATGACACAAAGAAAGATATAGGCATATTCGACGCATATACATTAGATTTGTCGTATGGCGAAGATGAAAACGACTTTGAGCTCAAGATTGACCGGGCAGCACACTGCTGCAAAGCTGGATACTATATATATGTTGAAGGTGAGGAGTACGGTGGAGTCATCGAGAAGATTAAAGTAAATACTAAAGCTGATGAAGTGACATATTCAGGCCCAACGTGGCAGGGATACATAGACCATAAGGTGCTGTGTCCGGATCCGGGGCAGGACTATCTTGTGGCGGATGGTGAGGCGCATGAAGTGCTTGCTGATCTGATTAAAAGGCTTGACCTGTTGACCTTGTTTGAGGCATCTACAGAAGACTCAGGCATCACAGTACATTATCAATTCGACAGATATGTCACAGGATATAAGGGAATCCGGACAATGCTTAAGGATTCTGGGGCAAAACTCAAGCTAAAATGGCAGAACGGCAAGGTTGTAATGCGTGCGGAACAGATTCATGACTATTCACAGGATGAGGAATTCGACACGTCACAGGTTAATTTTGAAGTGGCGAGAAAGTATTCACCAGTCAATCATATGTTATGCCTGGGACAGGGAGATCTTGCAGACAGGGCAGTGATACACATCTTCACGGACGAGAACGGAGGAATTCAGCCATACGCTACGACCAAGAATCCACTGAAAGACTCGGATTATATCCTTGACACATCAAGGCAGGTACTAATTGGCGAGGATGAAGTGGCAGAGGTGTTAGATATGAGCAGCGCACAAATCACCACCAATTATATACTTCAGACAGAGACGCCCTCAGACTGGCAGGCGAAATATGACGCTTACTACATTCAGGATGGCGACAGCTACAAGGCAGTGGCAGGCGTTGAAGTAGGATACACGCTGACACGTTACCAGCCATCGGATTGGCCGGCGAACTTCGGGGATTATTCAACGAGAAACGGCGACTCATATAACAAAGTATCCGGAACAACTACATACACAGCCCAGACAAGCAAGCCATCAGATTGGGCGGCGAAGTATGAGGAATACTACACCAAGGGAAGCGATTACGAATCTGTCAAGGGTGTAGAGAAAGAAACTTATACAAAACAGACAAGACAGCCATCTGATTGGAGAAAGAACTACGGGAATTATTACGTCCTGTACTCTGACGGAGTAACAACCGAATACAAGAAGGTTGACGGCGTGTCAAGGAACAAATACAATCTGCAGACCAGAAAACCGACGGACTGGGACACTAACTATACCAGCTATTACAAGCGTAAAAAGGTTGGAGGATACGAGAAGGTTGCCGAAAGGGAAGATAAGAAGATTCCAACATGGAAAGCCAAGACGTATTTCGTGCAGGAAAGCTACCAGGTTGCACCTGTTTGGAAGAAAGAAACAAGGTACACATATAAGAAGACAGAGCAGACGCCAACATGGAAGAGCGGGACATACTATACCAAACAGGATGGTCAGGCGCCAACATGGAAAGCTGGGACGTATTACAAGAAGTCTTCGGATAAGGTCGCCCCGAAGTGGACGACTGGAACATATTACACTAAGGTCACAGACCAGTACGCCACTATGGTAGCTGAGGCTGTCAAAAGGCTCCAGGAGACCACAAGAGACACCTTAAAGATTGACTTGGAAGAGACAGAGCAGTCTTACGACATAGGCGATATAGTCGGCGCGGTTGAAAGCGTAACAGGCATATCAACCATACAGGAAGTAACACAGAAGATAGTTAAAATTAACAATGACGATGTAACTATAACATATGAGGTGAGTTAAATATGATAAGACTTATAACAGGATATGCAGGGGTGGGACATGTAACCTCAGCAGATGCTGGACGGTTCAACGCCGGCATCTGCGGCAACGATGCATACATTATGCAAACCGGTGAGCAGATGGCTTATACCCTAAACTCAAACAACGAGATAACAATCGGCAGCGGCGACCTGATTAACCAGGGACGGCACTTTTCAATACCGCAGAATTCAAGCGAGACCTTAGCGATAGAAAACGGATCACAGGGTAAGGCAAGATATGATGCAGTTGTTGTTAGATATTCCAAGGACACAGGCACCGGAGTTGAGAGCGCATCAATGTACATAGCGAGAGGGATAGAAGTGGCAAGCACAGCAACTCCACCTAAGCCGTCAGTGACACGCGGCAATATCTTTAACGGCGAGATAACAGATGATGTAGTCCTGTACAACATCAAAATACAGGAGCTTAGCATAGTAAGCGTTGAGTCAGTTGTTCCGGTTTTGCAGCCGCTGGCAGGTATTGCAGCGTCAATCATAGATGCGATATATCCGGTAGGCAGCATATATATGAGCATGGCAGCGACCGATCCAGCGGAGCTGTTTGGCGGCGAGTGGAACCGAATAAAAGGCGAATTCCTGTATGCAGCCGACAAAGAAAAGACGGGGCTTACAAGCGGAAACAGGTACATACAAATAGGCAAAGACAACCTGCCGCCACATACACATTCAATACCTAACCACCAGCACAACATCCCAAGTCATACACACACCGCCACTATCGGAACGGCGGGCAATCATAGTCATTCATTCTCGCAGGTGAAGGAGGTAGCCGCTGGAACTGCGAGCTATAGGGCAACATCATCGGGACTCATAGGGGCTCGAACATCTAGGACATCGACAGATGGAGCACATACACACAGTATTACCATTGGCCAAAAGGCACTCAAGACAGATGAGTCGGGATATGGCAACACTGGCAGCGTAGGCGCTGGCGAGGAAATAGAAATCATGCCACCATACATAACAGTCAATGCCTGGCAGAGAGTGAGTTAGAAAGGAGATAGCGCATGGAATATGAATATGTAGAAGGATATAATCATGAGAATGCATATTCCGACACAATGATATTTGACATAGATCCCTTAGAGAAGAGAATCTCGGTGCTTAAGAAGCAAACGCTGATAGCAGGAGAAAACAACTCGCAGTACATTGCATTTAAAATACCACGATATGTGGACGGCATAGATTTGTCAACTAAGAACATACAGGTGTTATACATAGCACCAGGTGGGCATTCTGACATCAATAAGGTAATCAACGTGCAACGCAGTGACGAAGACCTGCTGTTTGGTTGGGTAGTTCCAGGTGAAGCGCTCCCGTCGATGGGAGTATTGACATTTTCGATCGAATTCGCATCGAGCAATTATCTTATGAAGGTCAGATCAATAGAACAGGAGATAGTCGATGGATTGTCCGGCACAGATATAGCGCCAGAGCCTGTGGAGCAGGCATGGTATATTGAGATTCAGCAGAAATGCGAGACTATGTTAGATGATATCGAGCGTGCCAGGAAAGACGTACAGGCATCGGTCAAACAGGTAAGTTCCAATAAAGAAGCTATAGAGTCCTTGCGGAACAAGGTGATGGAACTAAAAAAATCTGGCCGTGATGGACGAGAAGACCTTGCCGCCGCCATCACGGAGAAGGGTGTTGAGACGGCGGTCGAAGATAATATGCACAAAATGGCGGACAACGTCAGAAAGATACCGAGCGGAGTCACATACGGGATAGTTACGCGTACAGTTCCTTACACATATGGATTGATAAGCGATTTGTACACGATACTACCAGAACAGGAGGAATAGATGAGCTTAAGGATTGAAACAATAGCGTTAGGGAAACAAGAGGTTGACAGCGAATACTGGGTATCGGACGTCACGGACAAGAAGATTCAGGAGATAGCTGCTGCTCTTGGCTTAAAATATTACACAATAACATCTGGAAGCGACTGGGTCTTGTACAAAGGCGATGACGCATACAATACAACGGGATTCCGGTTCAAATATAATGCTGATAGCTCGACCTTAGAGATGTTGAGCATAGTTAAAGGTGTGACGTCAAGCCAGATCAACTTCTATTTTAAAGAGAGTATTCCTGTGTCACGTTCTAAAAATGGCGTCGGCGCAATGAGTGCGAAGCTATACTACGTCATAACTGCCAAAGGTGTAGTATTGGGTCCAAGCCCTGAAAAGATGCAGTTCATAGTCGACGCAGGCACCGACATTAAAACTGGTGAGGAACATACTATCTATGTCCATGCCGACGGCAATGCTGCATATACTGACAGAATGGAGGCGATCACAAGTTCATACAGTGGACGTTTGGGCAACGTCACTTGTGGCCCCAAAGATATAGTGTTACTCGTCCCGGTAGTATTAGACTATACAATATCTAAATCGTTGTATGGGATAAAGTATGGTCCACAGTGTAATGACTATACTTACTATGACTTCGATATAGATACCAAGCGATATTTAACAGTGAATACGCAGTATAATGAGTCGAGATTCGCCGTGGAACTATCAACTGATATATGATAAGGAGCCAGGAATATGTATATAGACGCGAGTGCGATTATTGAAATCGGGAAAGTGATTGGTGCTATAATGGTCATTTGTGGCCTTCCAATATCAATATATAAATGGTATTCCAGGCAGAATGATCAGGATGTGGAGATTAAGAAGATGAAGGAAGAGCAGTGTCTGCTTACATATGGTACACTTGCATGCCTGAAAGGCCTCAAGGAACTTGGATGTAATGGGGCAGTCACAGAAGCAATCGACAAAATGGAAAAGCATTTGAATAAAGCAGCACATGATCAGGAATAGAAAGGAGATTTTATATGGACAAGTTGGCAATATTATTATTGGTTGTTGCAGCAGTTTGCACGTTAATCACAGTTATCACAGAGTTTACGAAAGAGGTTGGAATAATGAAGAAGATTCCAACCTCTTTTCAGGTACTTATAACAAGTCTCATCATATGTGAGATATGCTTGTTTGTGGCATTATCATATTTCGATATTCGACTACTATGGTACTACCCGGTAGCAGTTCTCTTTGTAGCATTTATTATAGCTTTCATATGCACCAGGGGATGGGATTACCTGCTTGAAATATTTAAACGATTCTACAGAGGTGGAGGCGGAGAGAAGAAAGGCGGCGATGGCAAATGAATGGAATAGATATAAGTGCATGGCAGGGAGATAATGGCATCGACCTCAGTAAAATAGCGTATGACTTCTGTATTGTGAAAGCGACAGAGGGAACAGATTACAAGAACAGATACTTTGCAGCACATTGTGATAAGGTACTGAGCAGAAAGAGACTCTTGGGGGCATATCACTACGCAAACGGCAGTGACGTACAGAAAGAGGCTGATAGTTTTCTGGCCTACTGTAAAAAGTACATTGGCAAGGCGATACTTGTGCTTGACTGGGAGGCGAAGAACAACCCTCAGTTTGGCAAGAATGATCTAGGATGGTGTCTAAAATGGTGTAACTATGTATATCAGAAAACAGGCATTAAGCCACTTATCTATGTGCAGAAGAGTGCCATGGAAGCAGTGAGGAAGGCTGGATATAGCCTGTGGGTTGCTCAGTATCCGGACTATGAGCAGACAGGATATCAGGAACATCCATGGAATGAGGGAGCTTATAACTGCCTTATCCGTCAGTACACATCTGTCGGTAAGCTCTCAGGTTACAGCGGCAGCCTTGATCTCAATAAGGCTTATATCAGTGCAGCGAGCTGGAATAAGCTGGCTGGCAAGGCTAAGACCACATCAGCATCCACGACAGTAAAGAAGAGCGTCAACACACTGGCTAAAGAGGTGCTGGCGGGCAAGTGGGGCAACGGTACTGATCGTAAGAATAGACTCACAAAGGCTGGATATGATTACAATAAGGTACAGGCGGCCGTAAACAAGCTCGTCAAGGCATCGCAGATGTCAGAGGATAAGATCATCAATGCAGTTGCTCACGAAGTCATCATAGGCAAGTGGGGCAATGGTCAGGAGCGTATTGACAGGCTTAAGGCAGCAGGGTATGATTCAGGCAGGGTTCAGAAACGTGTGAATGAACTATTATAATAAGGAAGCGATTCTGATTGAAGAAGTCGTCCAAGAACACACAAAATAAAAATTGGTAGTAATCTACTAGAAACAAAAGCTGTAAAAATGGCTTAAAACCGTGGTCGAAAATTATCAAAGAGATAATTATATATCATTTCAGATATATCAAGAACCCGCAGAAGTCCAACGCTTTTGTGGGTTCTTTTTTTCAGAACTTTTGAGATTCAGATTAGGAGGAACAAAAGAT